TGACAGGTTGTCCAAGAATTACCCCATATAAATACAAACTGCCATTTGTTTAATTCTTTCTTCATACCTTTAAAATGTTTTCCAAATAAATGGAGTTAATTTTTATTCTTCTAAAATTATCTTAATTTTTACCACTTTGAAATCATATTTTGCTTTGCCACTATCTTTTACCTTTTTGGCGAAAGCCATTGCTATTCTTTTAAGAAACCAAATCGCATTTACATACATACCAGTATCAAGCGATTCACAACAAACTGGGAATTGAAAAACTGGGTTCTTAAAGTGTTTTCCTTTTTCTACTAAACACCAAGCGTTAAGTTCTTTCTTCATATCTTTTCCTCCGCCTTAACCTCCTCAACCTTCACAATCGCGAATGTATCGGGAAGGTCAGGAATCTTATGTGCGGAGTATTTATTGTCTTTGAACCAAGTTTCGACTGGCACATTTTCTTCTACAACGAATTTTAGGGTTTTCATTTTATTTACTTTTTAATTGCTTATATTGGGGGGTGAGACATTTAGTGGCTGACCATCTATTTCGGCTTCAGGTCATTTAACTTGGTATAGTTGTTAGAGAAACGCCGACCACCCAAGCACCACTTTTTTTAATCTTCTAAATCTAAATTATTAAATGTAGTGAACCACCACTCTATGACTTCGTGCGTACTTGGTCTTCTCATCGCTTCTGGCTTAAACTTATTACACAAATAATAATTATCAAGATAGTTTTTGAACTCTAGTGTTATTTTCTTTTTTTGTGTTTCTGTAATCATAATGCGTATGCTTTTATTATTTTCATATTATTTCTCTAATTTCTCCAACAAATCCCAAGCCATAGTTCCAGCGATGTAGGTTAGGATTTTATTTTATTTACTTTTTATTGCTTATATTATTCTTCAACAACTTGGAAACCGAGTGCACCTAAGAAATCAGGAAGTTGTTTTTTAGTGAGTTTTTTTGTTCCGCCTCTACCATAAAACTTTGCACAATTTAATTCGGCACCCCACAGGTCGGCATTACTCAGGTCGGCACCCCACAGGTTGGCACCCCACAGGTTGGCACCACGCAGGTCGGCACCCCACAGGTTGGCATTACCTTTTTCTATAATTGCTTCTTTGTAAGTCGTTTTTGTGCTTTGAAATATAATCTCTCCTGTAAAACGATTTTTAATGGCTATCCCGACAACTTTTTCTTCTTTTTTATTGTCTATTTCGGCAACATATTCACGAACCTTTTCTATATTTTCTAAAACTTCTTTTTTGCTTATGCTCATTGTTTTAGTGATAAGACACTACCTATTTAATTTTATTGCTTATATTGGGGAAATAATCTCTGTTTAATTATCTCCACATACTTTGGTTCTTTCTCAATAAGGATAAAATCCCTTTTAAGGTTCTGACACGCCACGCCTGTTGTTCCGCTACCTGCACAATTATCAAGCACTAAATCTCCTTCGTTGGTGTAGGTCTTGATAAGGTATTCAAATAGGGCTACTGGTTTTTGGGTGGGGTGAACTTTATTTGTTTGGTTGGCATTTGAAAATTCAATTATACTTTTAGGGAGATAAACAGAGTATGTTCTATCTTTTTCAATAAATCTTGATAGTGGATTAGACAATCCTTTGGAATAATTCTTTTTATTGGTTCTTATTACTTTTCGTGGTGTGGTAATGGGACTATATTTAGGGGTAATTTTTGAAAAGACTAAAACATTCTCGTGTTGTTTCATCGGACAATATTTAGCAATTTGGAAACCGCTGGGTTTTACTTTATTCCATATCCACTCATATCTAATCCACTTCGGGTTACTCATCACCAAAGCACTGGTAAAAGGTTGGCTCGCTGTTAAAACTATTGCCCCATTGTCTTTGATTATTCGTTTGTATTGTTCCCAAAGTGGCTCAAAAGGGATTATGGTGTCCCACTTACAGGCAGTAGTTCCATTAACCGTAGGGGAGGTCGCAGAGCACCATATCGATGCTTTTGTCTGCAAGAAGTTTCATAACTTCAAGGCAATCGCCCTGAATAACGCTATTTAACTTCACCTCCCCTACGGAATGTTTGTTATCTATCATATTAAATAATTCTTTATGTTTTTCTTCATCTCCTGCCACACGACCAATGGCATATCATTTTTTGCTCTATTCTCAAACCAAGTAAGAAACTGTAAATTATCCAATTCTTCATTTCCGCCATTCGCTTTTGGGTTAATATGGTCTACTGTAGGTCGCATATACTTATCCTTTCCGCTTTCAATCCACCTAGAATAAATATAAATGAATTGTTTGTCGTAATAAAACTTCAAAACATATTTTATATACCACCTTGTATCTACCTTAAATCGTATATCTCTTGGTGTTATTGCCTTATTAAGAAACTTCAGTTTTTCAATATCTTCAAACTGCTTTAACCAAACAAGAGGAACCTTAAATCTTATATGTGTTGCCATATTTTTGTATAGGGAGTCTTTTGGCATTTTCTTCCCTTTCCAAACGCCAGCTCTACCCATACAAGCCTTACTTATATTTTCCCGATGTATTTTTGTAAATACTCTTTTCATACTTTAAGTATACTCTTATGCAGAGTGATAGTCAATAGGTAAATCACACAAAATCATATCAATACTCTTATCAGCAATTTTAGGCATTTCCTCTAAACAATCTCCTTGTATTATTTTATTCGTTTCTAATATCATTTTTATCTCTATGTTGTTCTTTGTATATTTTTTGTATAATTTCTATAATATCAAATTTTGCTTTTCTAAAAGCCGCACTATTATTTTCGGTTTGCTTCCAACCCAAAATATCTGTTAATTCTATTAAAATATCCCTTATTTGGTTTTCTATATTATTATTTTCTTTCATATTATTTTATTTACTTTTTAATTGCTTATATTTGATAGGGGTGGGGTAAATTTGTATTCCGTTAGCGACTACTTTTTTAAGTTCTCCGTCTTTGCTAATAGTTTGCTCTACTTCCACTTTCTTACAACAAGTTTCATCACAACCTGAACCTAAATTACACCAATGATAATGTCTTTTGTCACCTTCGTATTGATTTTTACCTCCACAATTACATTTTTTCATATTATTTCTCTAATTTCTCCAACAAATCCCAAGGCATAGTTGGGGGGAGGGTTAATAACTTTGTGGGTCGGAACTTGGCCAATCAACGTGTACGCCTTTTCTGGCTATAATTTCGTTAAAATCCTCAAATATCTCCATCAGTTGCTTAGTCGTATAATCGGCGGTGCTATATTTGTTAAATTTAGCCCCTCCAATCAATCTAAATAAGTTCTTAGTAGATTCCATCGTATTTGTTATCTCCATACCCTCTAAGAGCATTTTATAGCTTATTCCGGCGGCGTTTAATGCCTCTGCCACCTGCTCGCAATACAGGTGGAGGGCACGGTTCTGTAAGTCGGTTCTAATTTTAAACTCCGTATTCTGCGTCATCGTCTATAACAGGAATATCTTTTGTTTTACCCGGAACAATAAATTGTCCTGTTTTTTCGTTTAATTCAGCCTCTGGGTGCAAGAAGTAATAAACCTTTGTCATTTTACCTTGCACATTTGAAAGTATAGCCATTACTTTGGCGGTTTTACCTATCCAATTTATACTATCTGCACCGTAGCCATCTATTAAGCAGTTAAGAGTTGTTTGATTAAAGTTTGCATTTCCTTCTTTACCATCGGCAGTTTTAATCATAAATACATCTTGCGTTCCGAACTTTCCTTCTATTTGTTTTCCTTCGTTGGCGATTGTTATTTTATCTCCGTCTTTGTAGTCTTCTCCTTTTTTAAGGAAGTTTCCTACACTTACTTTTTTTTGATATATGCTCATATTATTTTATATTAGTTTTTAATAATTCTTGCTGACGATAAATCTCTACGCAGTTGGTAAAGATTTTTCGGTTTGACTCGTTAGAGATTGACCTTTTCTCTAAAAATTCTCCGTTCTCTTTGAGGTTAAGGATTAAGTAGCCGGTTATGTTTGGATATAATCCCATATCCTCTAACATAATGTTATAGCCAGCACATTGGAAAAAGTGTTCGGGGTATATACCACTTCCAGTTGTTTTGAAATCCCCTATCCATATTTGTCCGTCTATCTCACAAACAAAGTCAACCGTTCCTGCCACAAACAATTTTTCAGAGTAGATAATCTTTTCAGTTTCTAAAAACTTTACTTTATCTTTCATAGCCCAATCAAGGAAGTTCTGAACTGACTTATTAGGATTTTTACCACTCAATATCCTCCCTTCGGAGTTTTCTATGACATCTGCGATAATCTCAGCTATGATTTCGTGGGTTTTAGTTCCGTAAGTTCCAGCTTCTGTTTTTCTTTTGGCGTGGGCTTTTCGGGCTTCTTCTAAAAGTTGCTCTGATACTATATAATTATACTCCTCCGACTTTTCGTTGTCTGGCATTGATAATGCTTCTTTGGGGGCGTTCTTTTGGATATACTCTGTTGCCATTCGTGCCGCCCACGGAATTAAAGCAGGTTTTGCCAACACCCCTAAAATAGTGGTGCAACCTGTCATTCGTTTTCCGTCTAACAAGTATTCGTGCTTTTCCTTGTTAAAGGTAAATTCTTTTGTTTTAGTGTTCATTTTTATTAAGTCGGCTCGGAATTAAGGAATACCTTGCGGACAACCTTAACTCCGATGCGACTGCAAGCTATTTTTATTTACTACACAAGATTAGTAGGGTTCTCCATCGTCTCCCAACTCTTCGTCATCGTCCGCTATTTTTTCTAACTCTTCCTCGTCTTCATCTTCAAATTGATTAAGTAGAGTTTCTAAATATCTATCCTCTGGGATTCCTTCTATTGAGTTATACATATTTGAAATACAAATAAGCAAACACGAAAATTGAAATTGCAGTTAATGCTTCGGCTACCATATAACCTACAACTTTCAAGGTTTCTATTTGTTGCCTTCTCTGATATTTTTTAATTAGTATATTTGCTTGGTTCATAATTTTATTTTTTAGTTATTTTTACTTTGCCAGATTGTTGCTGGCTCACGACCTTTACTTTTAACCTTCGTTGTTTTTGATATATTGCTTCTGCTGTTCTAACTTTGGCTTTGCAATTCTCACATAGTAGTTTTCTTATTTCCATATGTTTGTTCTTTATGAGTTAAGTATATCATATGACATAAACCAATGTCAAGCGACATACTTATGCACAGCCCCTTAAATCAGTTTTTGTGCTATACCTTTTGAAAGTAATTCGTCCCAGTATAAAATTATATTCCAAGTGTTGCCCCAGCCCCTTTTGCTAATACAAGTTTTTATAAATCCGTCTAATCCTAAAACATATTCTTCAAGTTCTTTGGATTTTATCAAATACAAACTGGTAGGATAAACGCTTTCTAAATCGTCCCAAGAACCATATAAAATCCAATCGTGTTTGCTGAAAAACCAACCAAGAGCTCCTGTCTTTATATCTTGTATAACTTCTAAAAGGAAATCAGAGTGTTCTCCTTTTCTAACTTTTTCGTCAACTAAAACAAATTGTCCCGCAAAGGTTTCTAATTTTACATCCCAATCGTTTTTGTGGTCGCTATTTATATTGTCTTCAATTACTTGCCAGTTGCACGAAATATAGTATGGCAGAAAAAAATCAAAATGCTTTTTTCTTTCTAAATTAAAATATGTTTTTATTTCTTCTTGACTCATAATTGATTTCCCCAAGTGTCCCAGCCAACTCGCTTTTTTCTTGCGAACAATTCTATTTTTTTACCCTTATACATATCTTCTATAATCTCATAAAATATCTCTGGCTTCCTTGAATGCTCGGTGCGTTCTTCGGTTATCACGCTGTCGTGCAATTTTGGATTGTCTGGCAAGCACGAACCTTTCGTGCAGATTAAAAGAAATTCGTGCCTTACTGATACATAGTACCCCACATTGTGTAAAACCTTGTCCCAAACCATAGACGATTTATAATCAAAACCCCAACCATCAATTACTTGTTTGCATTCAAATAATTTCGGAGAAGTAGTCCACATAAACAAAACTGCATTTTCACCTACTAAATCACTTATAGGTAATTTAGCAATCTCTTCTGTTGGCATTGTAGGATAGTGAGTTTCAAGCGTTGTGTTTTGTTTTTCGTGAGTATGTTGTTCTTGTGCATATTGCCACGGCGGGTCAGCATAAATAACTTGATACTTGCCCTTTGGAAGTTCCGGAGTTTCGGTTTTTTTAGGTTCAGGTAAATATAGTGTTTTAATTTTATTCCAACTTATATTTTCGCCTTCTTTTTCAAAGTTAGCCATCATAATTGTTTCCACGCCCGTGGAAACATCTTTTACTTTTCCTTGAAAGTATTTTTCATAAAAGTTTATGGCATAATATCCGTTAGTTTTTCCTATCCCGACATCTTCAAAAAGTTTATCTAAAAATATCTGATTGCCCTTACCCGATTTTTTGTATAATTTATCATTTACAATCCTTTCTCCGACTTCCGCATACGCAGTTATCACTTCCATTCGTGAATTTTTAATTCTTTGTCCTATAATAGAACGGCAATCATCTATTAAATACTGATATTCTTCTGTGTTTATATTGACCAGTTTGTTGTTTTTTGTGTCCATACTTGTTTATTTTTATAATTTTCCCAATTTTTTCTTGCCATATTAGGAGACCAAACCTGATATGGTATTTTATTTTTTTTACAATATTCCCGAAAATATACCTGCTCAGTTCTTAATCCATCATATAAGTCAGTTCTTTTAACCTCTACAAATCCTAAAATATTGTGCTGTTTATTCATTATCATAAAATCAGGAAGTCCCTTTTTAGTAATTTCTAAATCGGGATATTTTTCTTTCATATAAAAATAAAACTTATCCTCTGCTTCACTATGTTGATATTTTGTTTCTTTCATATTTTTTTCTCTTAACAAAGAGGGACACCCGCTTGGAAGTAGGCATCCCTCTTTATTTCCAAGCTTTATACTTTAATTATATCACTTCATTTTTTCTTTGCAAGCCATTGTTTTAAAAAATCTTCGTTAATTTTTTTAGTTTCTTCATCATCTCCGCTTGCCCCATCATTGCATAAACTACAAAACATAAACTTTCTTCCTAAAATTTCCGTTTCGTGTAATTTTTCTTTTAATCCACACGCTTGACATTTTCCTTCGTTAAATAAATTTAAATTCATTTTAATTTTATATGTTTAAGATTTTGATTACTTCCCCCCTTTATCCCCCCATTATTTTTTTGGGTGACCATTTGACAATCTTATAGTTTCAAGGCGGTGACAATTTGGACAAAGGATTTTTATGTTTTCTTTTATATATCCTTTTTTAGGGTTTATTCTATGTCTATCGCAAAACGCTTTATCCCAACCACAGATTTCACATTTTTTATTTTCTATCTTTCCTTTCCCGAAAAAGGATAATCGTTCATCCGAGATTTTATACCTTAATCGGTGATGTAATTCGCAAAATCTGTCGTATCTTGTTTTGCCTTTATAAAAACCTTTATTACGCCCTAATTTTTCACAACCAATATATTCGCATTTTCTTTTTGTTTGTTTCATACCCCCATTATATTCTATGGGGAGATGATTGTCAAATAGTTTTTTGGATAAAGGGGTTTAATTATATGTTTTTAGTTTTGGTTGCTTTTAGGTTAGGCAACACACCGACTCTGCAAGCTCTTTTATACTCCGCCTGCAATTATCCCCCGAGAGTTTAAAGTTCAAACGCAAAAAACACCCCTTGCGAGGTGTCTCTTGTTTTTGGTGACTATACCAACAAAAAGAAACTGAATTTCCTTTTGCTGACATACTACCACAATTAAATTATTATTTGATATAGTCTCCATATTCTCTTATTATAATTTAATCAAGTGTTAATGTCAAGTATGCCACCTGTGAGTATCTTTTATTGTTGAAAATCTAAAAAAGTAGTATAATTAAATTGTATGACAGAAAAACAACTTCGTGATTTTATAACCGATAAACTTGGGAAGTCCGGCTGGATATGTTGGTGGTCTCCAAGAGTCAAATTTCGTAAACAACAAGATATTTTTACAATGTGGGACGGATGTGCGGCGAAAAAAGAAGAAATAAAGTTTATCCAATTTACCACAAAATCAAACGCAAGTTCTCATAGAAAAAAAATAGGAGAATTTAAAAAGATATATGAATTGTCTCACAAAGGGGAACTGTGGTTATGGAATGGGAAAACAAAAGAGTTTGAAATTGAAATAATATGATTAACCACTTCCACTCCTCACAATCCGGCTGTATAATAAAAATCCATTACAAAAAACCGAGATATGGAGTGGTGCATATTAATTATGTTAAATGTGAAACTCATCATAAAAAAATTTGTCGTTGTGGGTATGAAATAGGTTGGCACAACAACGAACAAAGTTGTAAATTATTTCCCAAAGGCAAGCAAGATTTAATAAAAATATGATAATTCAAGGAGATTGTTTAGAGGAAATGCCTAAAATTGCTGATAAGAGTATTGATATGATTTTGACCTCTCCCCCTTATGATAATTTGCGAAACTATAATGGAAGTTTAGATTGGGGAGAACATATTTGGAAACCAGTAATTAAAGAACTTTACAGGGTGTTAAAAGATGGCGGAGTTTGTGTGTGGATAGTGGGTGATGCAACAATAAAAGGAAGTGAGACAGGAACATCTTTTAAGCAAGCACTTTACTTTAAGGAGATAGGATTTAATTTGCACGATACGATGATTTGGGAGAAAACAGGACAAGGAGCGGTAGGGAGCATTTACTGCTACTGGCAAAACTTTGAGTATATGTTTGTTTTTTCTAAAGGAAAACCAAAATCAATTCATTTAATTGAGGATAGAAAAAATCAAGAAAATGAGCGATGGTGTAATGGTGGCAGAAATAAGAATGGTGAATCAACTGATAGAAAATGGGTAAAATCAAAACCCTTCGGAAGAAGATTTAATATGTGGAAAATAACCCCAACTTGCAAATCGGAGCACCCAGCCCCATTTCCTGATAAGCTAGCAGAAGACCATATTTTATCTTGGAGCAACGAAGGAGATAGTATCCTTGACCCATTTGCAGGTAGCGGAACAACAGGCGTGGCGTGTCAGAACCTTAAAAGGGATTTTATCCTTATTGAGAAAGAGCTAAAATATGTAGAGATAATTAAACAGAGATTATTTCCCCAATATAATCAATTAAAAAGTAAATAAAATCTTATGACAAAACAAAAAAGTGGTTGCGACTACTGTAAAACCAACACCCTTGATAAGCGTGAGAAGTATAGGCACGACTTTATTTATCACGAAGTAAATGGAATAATAGACCAAAGACTATGTAGGAAGTGTAATTTGAATGAGAAACTTCCTGAAAAGAATTGGAACAATGAACCTTGTGGTAATAAACTTTGTGAAAATTGCCACCCAGAAATCTACTCTAAGGTTAAGCCCGAAGGAGAAGTTAGGTATCCTTGCGACAAATGTAATTATAAAGAAAAACTGCACGAAATATATTGGAGTATTCATACAAAGGGAGAAGATGAGTTAATGAATGCAAGGCACGGAGCAGTTTTGGCAAGGTTAGAAGATTTTATCAGTAAGTTAATTTAATACTTTTAATAAATAAGACTATGATAATCAAAAGAGAGTGGGCGATGCCCAATAAATGGACTTTCCAAATTGTGCCTATTATGGAATTGTTAAATCAAGAAATAACAAAAGGAGATTGGGTTGACCCTTTTGCAGGAGAAAATGGCGGTTCGTTTGCTAAACATACTAATGATATTGAAAAAGGGGGAATAGATGCTTTGCAATTCTTAAAAGGAATTAAAGATAATTTTGCAGAAGGAGTTTTATATGACCCGCCATATTCAATTACACAAGCCCGGCAATATGGTAAAAAGGAATTTTCAAGTATGAAATATTGGGCTGATTGTAAAAACGAAATTGCAAGAATAATAAAACCCAGAGGCAAAGCAATTTGTTTCGGTTGGAATAGTATGGGACTTGGTAAAAATCGGGGTTTTAAGATGGAAAGGATTTTAATGGTGGCTCACGGAGGAAGTAGAAACGACACAATTTGCACAGTAGAAATAAAACTCTAATTTAATACTTTTAATAAATAAGACTAAATGAAAATCTTAAACTTATATGCAGGAATTGGCGGCAATAGAAAGTTGTGGCAAGGACACAATATAACAGCGGTGGAAAATGTGCCGGAGATAGCAGAAGTTTATAAGCGATTTTTTCCAAACGATACGGTGATTATTGATGACGCACACGATTATTTATTAAAGCATTTTCAAGAATATGATTTTATCTGGTCTTCTCCGCCCTGTCCGACACATTCTGTTTGTAACAACTTTTTAAAAGGACAAGGAATATTCCGATACCCCGATATGAAACTATGGCAAGAGATTATTTTTTTAAAACATTTTTTCAAAGGTAAATATGTGGTGGAGAATGTGAAAAGTTATTATAAACCGATTATAGAACCGCAGATGGTGGGAAGACATTATTTCTGGGCGAATTTTAAAATCCCCGACAAGAAAATAGATTATGTTGAAATTGGAACTTTTAATCGTTCAGCAAGCAAAGATACACAACGCAGGGCAATAATTAGGGAAGCACAAATACCCGAACTGATTGATTTACACGGATTAAAAGATTTTAAAATAAAAAACAAACGGCAAGTGTTGAGAAATTGTGTGTTGCCGGAAGTAGGAAAATATATTTTAGATTTGACAGACGGTCTTGATAGTAGTAAAATGAAATCAGAAGTATAATTATGCAAACTTATTCCCTAAAATTAAATTCGTTGACGCAATAGTTTTTGCGTCTTTTTTATTATTAAGAAAAGTTGGCTCAGCTCCTTGTGAGCAATGCCCTAAGAAGAGGCAACTCTTCTCAATAACAAAATGGCAAACAGAAAATTACGGGAATTAGACCATCAAGTTAATTTAAGAAACGCAGAATTGGAAACCGAAAAAGCAAATATACTTGATGAAGACAAAAGTAAAGCAAAGATAAAAGAATGTAAAGATGAAATAGAAAAGGTATTACAGAAATTCGGTTGTAGTATTTATCCAGTTTTGCAAATGATTGATACGCAATATCAAAATGCTATGAAGAAAGAACTTGAAAAGCCAGCGGAAAAATTATGATACCCTACAAGCAAATAATTCAAGAGCAAGAAGAGAATACTGATTTTGAAGAAACATTTATTCAAGAAACCATAAAAGAAATTAACAAAAATAGTCCGTCAATTAAACAGGTTGAGGACGAGGATGAAGATGAGTAAAATATCTAATAATTTAATTAGTTGCGAGTGTGGAGAAGAAATAGAAAAAAGATTTCATAGCGGGGTTGTTAAGGCGATCGTCAATGAAAAAACACAAGTGATAGAGGAATGGTTTGTTTGGGATTGTATGAATTGTGGTAGAAGCTATAAAATGTTAAAACCTGAGGCAATAGACATATGTCAACAAAAAAAGGACAAAAGTATAAAATAGAGCCAAAGGAAAAGACAAAAGAAGTCTTTAAAAAAGTAGTAGAAAATAGTATTTTAATGAAAGACGCAGTAAGAGAAGTTTATCATTCAAAATATAACCCAAGCGTTTTAAAAAAGACAAAAGGTTGGGAAAAGTTGATGGAAACATATTTACCGGATAGAGATTTAGCAAAAGCACACAAAGAATTATTAAATGCAGGATTTATAAATAGAATTGGTTTTGAAAAAGATATTGAGGATGACGAAATAAAAGAAGTTTTTAATAAAATAAAAGGTTGTAAGGTTTTATATATAAGGCATTACAAAGATTCGGATAAGACTGCTTATGTCCAAATGGTAGATAATAATGCCAGAAAGAATGCGTTAGAGATGGCTTATAAGTTAAAGAACAAATATGGCGAGGATGGTAGTGGAGACAAAAACTTAACAATAAATGTAGTTAATTATGGAAATAACGATACCACACCTTTACGAGCCGAGAGATTACCAACTGCCCTACTTACAGAGCCAAAAGAGATTCAAAATACTAATAGTTCACAGGAAGGGTGGGAAGTCAAAGACAGCATTGAACGAACAAATAAGGAAGTTAGTAAAACATAAAGGATTATATTTATATTTATTCCCAACATTTACACAGGCGAAGAAAGTTATTTGGCAGGACGATGAGATGATGAAGCATTTTCCCGCTGAGATTATTGAAAAGAAAAACGATTCAGAATTATTTATTAGAGCAAAGAACGGAAGCACCTGGTTATTAGGTGGAGCAGATAATCCGGACTCTTGGAGGGGAACTAATCCAGTTGATGTGGTATTTGATGAGTTTCCAGATATGAAAGAAGAAGTTTGGACAGAAGTTATCAGACCGGTATTAACACAAAATCAAGGCACAGCAACATTTGTTTATACTCCCAAAGGCAAAAATCACGGCTGGAAATGGTTAGAATATGCAAAACAAAATCCAGAGTTGTGGGATTGGTGGATATACAGCGTTAAAGACACACAAGCAATTCCCGAAAAAGATTTATTAGAAGCTAAGAGAGAGATGTCGGAAGCATTGTATAATCAGGAGTTTATGTGTGAGTTTAGAGAGGGAGCAGGTTCGGTTTTTAGAAGAGTTAGAGAAAACACTTTTGATGGAAAATTAAAAATAGAACAGTTTAAACAATTTGTAGTCGGCGGCGACTTAGCTAAGTATCAGGACTGGACAGTATTAACTCCTTTTGACTTAAATGAGTTTAAAGCCGGAACACAGGATAGATTTAACCAGATTGACTGGAACTTACAGGAAGCGAGAATTGAAGCTATGCATCTAAGGTTTAACAAAGCAAAAGTAAGATTAGATGGAACGGGGGTAGGCGACCCGATATGTGAGAGTTTAGAGCATAAACAGATACCGATTGATAGATTTATATTCACCGAGCAAAGTAAAGAACAATTGCTCCAAAACTTAGTTATCTTATTAGAAAAGGACAAGATTAAAATTCCGAATGACCCTGAACTGATAGCCGAGTTAGAATCATTCCAATATAAATATAACGAGAACTCCCGCAAAGCTAAAATGATAAGCTATGGGACAGATGATAGAGTTATGAGCTTAGCATTGTCAGTGTGGGATTTACCACAAAATCCGTTAAACTTTTATCAAAATAAGCGTGAAGAAAAGATTTTGTTAAAAGAATTTGATTATTATAAAAAGTTAAAGCGTTAAAGTTGCCAAACTTATAAATTCAGCAGACGAGTTTGAAACTTGAAATAAAAATGTTATAATAAAATATAAGCGGTGTGGTGTCCGACAATTAAACAAAACGGACAACAAGTGAGTATAGATATTACTCAGACCTAAACTTTATGCCCTACTCCACGGCAACATAAAGCAAGGTTGCAAAATCCCAACAGGTATTCCGCTTAAAATATAATTAACACAGGACTTATCGGACGCTGGGAGTTTGTGGTTAGTCCCTCAACTCCTGTCGTCCAATAAGCCCGAGGGACTATGAAAAAAAGTGTTTGGAATAAGGGTAGAAGTATGAAAGATTATCCGCAATGCGGATTTCAAAAAGGACACGGATTGATTAATGGCGGGTGTGTGGGTAAGCATTGGAAAGTAAAAGATACTTCAAACTATACAGGAGAGAATGGATTCAAAAAAGCAGAATATTGCGAGGAAGATAATTGGAATTGGAAAGGAGAGAATGCGTCAGTTGATGCAAAACATATTTGGATTAGAAATCATTATGGTAATCCGCCTTGCTGTGAGGATTGTGGGGAAGAAGGATATTATATAATAAAAAGTAATAGAGCAAAGCAGTGGACTATTCAATGGTCTAACTGCGACCATAAATATCGCAGGTTAAGAGAAGATTATAATGGCAGGTGCGTTAAATGCCATAGAAAATACGACAAGAGTCAAGGTTTCAAAATATATTAGAGTTGCCACTCAAATTCCGAATCAAGTAGACGAAGCCAAAGAAACGATTACATTTATCGCCACGCCGAAAGAACGTGAGATTTTAGCGTTAGTTCTTAAAGACTATATCAAGGGAAGAACAATTTTGAATAAATCATACGCACAATTCAATGGGCGTAATTTGTTTGACTGCATAGACGATTGGACTAAACGCTGGAATGGATATATCCCCGAAGGCGACCCATTATTAGACAAAACCCAAAGCAGAATGTTCTTGAACTTTACAAGGAATGTTCTTATCAGTTACCTCTCAAAGACAGCTTTGAAAGCTCCCGAGCCTAAGATTATAGCTATCAATAAAAAGACCGGCATTGAGGATAAACAGTTTGCTGATATTTTAAAAGATTTAAACAAGTATTCGCTTAACGAAGAAAACGGAAACGCAAGATTTTTAGAGTCAGCCATTGAGGCTTCGGTTAAGGGAACGGTTATCAAGTATGAAGGTTACACCAGAACCGAGCAAACGGTTGATGTGCCTACAAAGTTTGACCCGACAACCGGAGAGATTAAATACAAAAGAGAAAAGCGA